GGCCAATGCCTCCAGTGTATGAACCGTGGTACGCATTCCGTTGGCGTACCCTGCTTCAAATTTTAATTGGTTGGTGTCACGTTGTGATACCACAGCCGCGTTTTGTCGCAGCACCATGTTCAATAAAATCCTCCGCAACCTGCGTCCGGACTTGGACACAAGAAACTGGCGCAGGGTGGCAACATCTTCAGCCTCCCATTCCGCTTCATCTATCCAAGGCATATGCCCTGAAAGTTTCCAAGCAACCCTGACAAATCTAATAAGTCTACTCATTGCTCCGCTCTTTTTCTAATCATCTCTTTCCTTGAAGGCTGCTGCGGCCCACCCTTTAAGGGCATCTTCCACAATAAGCGTTCTGCATTTTCTTTGGTCTGGTCATACTGTGGATAATTGTCTTGCAGAGCGGCCCATGCCGCCATCACATCCCTGTCATACCCCTCCTTTAAGGTAAATTCTCCCCCTCGCTTTGCCTCTCTCTCTGTTATAGGCCGATCCTTCCCTTCCAACATCATCTTCGCAAAATACTTTGCCACCCTCTCTGGCAATTCAGCATCCTTGATGTCTGTAACCATAGCGTATTCATTGGATTCCTTGGGAATCCATGCCTCATTCCCGTCCAAGTCCACCTTATGCCCCTTTGGCCCATAAGCCCCACCTATAGGAAACATTTTCTGCTCCTCGGCGGTTAGCTTTTCTTTCCGTCTCTTTTCCGTGCCGGTCGGGTCAAAAAATTCCTTAACGTATTCCGGAGTCCTTTGAACTGGTTTTTTCTTATCAGCCATAATTAAACGTCTCCCTGCTGTACCACCGCTTCAGTTTCCTCCACCATTTGCGCTTCGGGGGCTGGCATCTGTCCTGTGATCGCCGCCACTTCCATTTGTTCCTGTTCTTCCTTGGAAGGCATGAAGCCGAGTTGTACCAAAAATCCTTCAACATCTTTTCTTAATGCCCGTGCGTTATTTGTGTCCACCTGTTCGTAGGCATTTAAGAGTTCACCTAACCTTGCGCTAAAGGCTTGTTGTCCCTGTGGACTAATCATGGTTCCGCTTTGGGCTGATCTCTCTAGGAACTGCATCAGCACACCAATGCGTACCCGCGCGTCAATTCCCTGTTGCACCGGAATTTGTTCACCTACCAGCAGGGCAGGTATTAGTTTCTTCTCGGCAATAACCTCATCACCCTCCTTCTGGTTCGGGTCTTGAACCAGACGGGGAACAAGGGAGGGGTCTTCCAGTTCCAAAATGCTTTTGTCCAATTCAACCTGATTAATCCACGGACTATTCATAAACAGTTGTTTACGCTGAATAGCTTTATTCAGAAGCATGGCTTTACTTACCATGTCCATGCCTCCCCGTGGTTCCAGTTGGTAATCTTCGTGTAAGGCAACCGGATCAAGCGTTAAAGAATCTTCCAAGTACCGATACTGTAAATCCTGCTTGTCAAACTGAAGCAACAAACTCCATGCCTGACGGAAACAATCACCCAACGCCTGACGGAAGAGACGCAAACGCAAGTCCATGTTTTGTTGGGATTGAGCATTTATCGACTCAATCTCCGTGGCCGTGCGGCGATCTCTGTCAGCCATGATTCCGTAATCAGGAACCGTTACGCGCTGTTCGGCAATCGACTGCGTTTGCATCATATCCTTGTCAAAGTCCATTGGCGTGTTGGGCATTTGAACTGGGGCAATTCCAAAGGGAAGGATTTGCCCAGGATTAAGGCGTAGGTTGACTGAATTAGGTAAATCTCTTTCGGCTCTAAACAGGGGCTTGTTAAACAAAGTGGACGCATCCATCTTTTCATTCCAAGTCTTGTTCAGGGACGCTTCAAAGTTGCCAAGCATTTCGCATACTCCACGCGGAGAAAACCAGCCACCATCAGTAATCTCATACTTGGCAGAAGAGAAGGGGGGTAGTCCGTGGTCATAGGGAACCTTCATGGAATCGCGCAACTTCACATCGGGAGCTTGCGGAGAGAAACATTCCATTTCCCACTCACCATCCTCATTGTG